CGAGATTGCCTCTTGTCTCGTGGGCTCGGAGATGTGTATAAGAGACAGATGTAAGGCTGTTCTGCACTTTCAGGTATTTCATAGTCACCCAGACTGTCAGCATCCGCTTCATCTTTTTTTGAAATAATGTTGGTGGACAATATTTTATTTGCATCAGTATTAGAAATAGAAATATTATCTTTAGTGGGTTCTTTATCAGTGACGGGGTTTGGTGATGGGGTTAGCCCTTTGGAAGATGGGGTAGGAACTAACTTTTCATTCATATCTATTATAATTTTATCAGAATTGGCAGAATTCCGTTGATTGCTTCTTTCTTTCATATTATCTAAATTAAAATAATCTAATAACTTAGTGAATAATCCCATAAATTTATCCTCCGCTATTTCTTACTTTCTTTAAGTGATTTCATGAATTCAATGTGTGCTTTAAGTCTTTCAGGTGGAATATCCTTTGCAACGTCAAATAGAGAACGCAACTCTGGCTTTTCAAAGATTTCCTGAGCAATTTCACGAGTTTCGTTATTTGAATAATAAGCATTGCCATCATTGTCAAAATGTATTTTTTGACGTAAATTAGTTCTACCATAAATGTAATCCATATCAACGTTAAAGTAGTCAGCAAGAGTTTCATAAACATCGGGAGATGGAAATCTTTTTCCAGTTTCCCACATTGCAACTGTACTTTTTGACATTCCAAGTTCTGAAGCTAATGCTTCTTGACTTAACCCTTTTTCTGTTCTTAATTTCAAAATAATGTCTTTAAAAGCAGTCATTTTAAACACCTCTATATTCTTGTAAATACACAATATCACAATAAGTGATAAAAAGCAATACAAAAAAGTCACAAAAAGTGATTGACAACACTCACAATGAGTGATAGTATCAAGAAAAAGTCACAAGGAGTGAATAAAAACAGCAATGGATAAAATTAAAATAGGAAAAAGGTTAGCACTTTTAAGAGGAAAAAAAACTCAAGCTGAAGTTGCACAGGCAATAGGTGTATGTCAATCGGCATATGCTATGTATGAAACTGGTGCTAGGTTGCCATCAGATGAAAAGAAGATAGCAATTGCAAAATATTATTCAATGACGGTTCAGTCTATTTTTTTTAACACCAAGTTCACAATGAGTGAACCTACAGAGGTTACAGAACAGCGAGGTAAGCATAATGGATGACAAAGTAAAGGAATTGCAGGCAGAGCTTGACAATGTGGCAGCAGTATTAAGGAACTATGTAGCAGAAAATCTTAAGATTTACAAAGATGCAAAGGAAGAGCTAGGAGAAGATAGTAAGCTGGCAATAGCAAAGAAAGCGGCACTAGACGAGATAACAAACATTATGGAAGAGTTAGGCGTAGAGTGGCACTTGAAGAGATTTTACTTTACCTTTGGTAGTGCGGAGGAGTTTCCGTACAAAAGAGGACAATACTTAATAGTAAAAGCACAGGATATTAACGAGGCGGCTAGAAAGTACAAGAAAAAATATCCTAATCCAAGTGGAGACGAGGTGCTTAACTGTGCGGATTACTATACACAGGAACAGTGGGACAGCGAAGTAAAAAAATACTTTGAAAATGTAAAACCCGCAGAGATTATTGAGTAACGAGGTTAAGGCACACCTGCTGGGAGGAGCGAGGCACGACACCCGTACCCAGCTTAAATGCCTTTATATAAATCCAATATCGAAACACCCGAGAGGGTGTCTGCCGGAGGTGGTTGTCCGGCACTGACGAGACAGACCAGAAATACAGTGACGGTGTGCGACAGATAGTAAGGTCATACACCGCCACTGAATAGATAGGTTAATGGGGCGTGCAAAGCAAATTTTATGTAATAGAAATCTATCGTTTCAATTCACGAATAACTTTAACGATATTTAAGATGTTGCAGGCTAGAGCAGTAACCGCAATAAGAATGTTAATAATATGCCTAGGATTTTCACCTCCCTTGCATAAATAGTCACGCTCCATAATTCAATGATACCAAATTTTATTGGTATAAAACAAGTTATCGCTTAGAGCGACAAGTAGTGATTAGAGTGAAAATGCTAATTGAAACATTTACAAGTCGAAACACCCGAAAGGGTGTCTGCCGGAGATAGCCTCCCGGCATTGATGAGACAGGCTAAGTGAGAGTGATGGTGTGTAGTGATTAATTGACGTCATATACCCCCCATCAATGCAGGACACACCGTCACAATACATTTAGTAGTTATTTTTTGTTCTTTTTAACAGAAATAATCATCCTAACAAGAACAGATATAACAGCTAATACATAATATGTAGTTTTTAAGACGTTAAGCATATTTGCTTTATCTCCTTTCTTAAAAGATAAAATAAATATGACTATATGGATAAAAAGGCAGGTGAAGATAATGGACATTTACAGCTCTTACATAATGGAGAATCTTATTGAACAGGGAATAAGCGTCAGGAGACTCTCAGAGTTATGTGGAATTAATTATATGGTTCTCTATGACAGTTTACTTAGCAGGTCAAGAGCAAGACCATTAAGAATAGGTGAATACATGAAGATTTGTGAAGTATTGAATATTAGCCCTGTTGTAAAACAAAAAAACTGTTAGAAGTGTCGTTTCTAACAGCTATTTGCTAAATTTTTATACTTTATATATCTTGCAGGTTTTCACCACAATCAACGACACTGACTGTTTCTATGAGATACTTCGTCACTTATGCTGTTTTAGTTCAGCGGATTGATTGCCCGTTAGCTGACGAAATAAAAGGAATATCTTATGTAGTGGAACGTTTTAGAGAGCGTTCGGCTCGGTGTTTTATACTCTTCTCTGAGTGATTAACGCTACATAGATTATTACATTTAACCGGTTTATAGTGCTTTGGTACCACTATTGCGACCTTTAATTAAAAGAGCAGGGCATAGTCAAAAGTTTGGTCAAAACAACCAGCTCCTTTCATGCCCTATATGGACAGATTGATTTTAACATTATGCAAACATTTAAACAACATAAAAGTATTTAGAAAAACATAAGGATACATCAAAAGGAAAGAGGAAGACGTATGCAGGTAAACGTATACATTGTTGAAAATGATGTAATAAGGAAGTGGGAAGATATTTCCCCTTCAGAACAGAAAGAAATATCATCAGCACTAAACAGACAGTGTCTGACAACATTAGGATACATAGAGAAAAAATAGGTGTGGCGGCAGCAGGAACGGCATATAGCACCGCCACAGACCTCCGAGATAAATGACAGCAGGTGTCGACAGGCACCTGCCCCGCTCCATATCAAAGGTGAATTAAGCAGGGTTCGATTCCCTGATGGAGCACTCAGGCCTGAAAATTGAATATGAAAGAAGGAAACAAATGAAAAAGGCAACATTATTAATTAATGCCGCCATTGGTATTTTGATTTCTGTTCCTTTGCTTGTTGCAAAGGTAAACTGCAGCAGGCGGACACAGGAGACCGGGACAAGAACTATGTCACCGGCAGAAGTGGAACTTGAAATTAAGGCAAATACTGAAACCGTAGACACCACGGAAAAGTCAATGGAGTTTATACCTTATGATTTTATACCGCTATCAAAAGAATTACAGACATCAATATACTATTCATGCAAAGAATATTGTCTTAATTATGACCTTATTCTTGCAATTATCAAGCAGGAATCAGCGTTCTGTGTTGATGCCATAGGTGATAATGGACATGCCTATGGACTAATGCAGGTACAGGATATCTGGTGGGATGATGCCGCTATGGCTCTCGGACTGGCAGAGTGGAAAACAGATCCTGCAGAAAACGTGCAACTTGGCATATATGCCCTCAATGAGTTCCTTGAAGAATACCAGGGAGACTTAATACAGGCATTAAATGCTTATAACAACAGTAGTACATATTCGGATGCCATATTCGCTAATATGGCATGGATTAAGGAGAAGAAAAATGGATATTAACAAAAAATTAAACGAGTTACCTGTTTTTATGCAGGAAAAATCAATAGATATATCTACGGCAATAGGTTCAATAGGACTTATGGAAGCAGAAGCTATAGTTGTATTGCTTGAAGCAACAGTCGAAGGATTAAGAAAAATTCCTTTGTATTCAAAGGAATTGGAGGATTTTATAAAAGACAATATTGGTTTCAGGAGCACGGTATCTAATGATATTAACGAGATTGAAAAAATCAGGCAGCTTGAAAAATTTAAACTGGAAAAGATGCAGGAGAAACAATAGGTTTCAAGGGTGATTATCAGAGGGCATAAGCTCTTTTATAACATCCTTAAAATATATTAAAAGAAGAACATGGCATACAGAGAAAAGATATACTATCTCCCTCACAACATAGATCACGAATATGTATACGTTGGTAATTATGGAGCTAAGGGAGAGAAAAGGTCATTAAAGTTAAAGCCTACACCTGAGCAGATACAGAAGCAGAACCAGGCGAACCGTAGGAGATATGTAAGACGTCTCATTCTGGCCAACTTTGATAAAGGTGATTTATGGACCACGCTCAAGTATCCTGCAGGTACGAGGTTTAGTGATTCCGAAGTTATGAAAAAAGACATAAAAGCTTTTATACGAAAGCTGAGAAGTGTCTATAAGAAAGCCGGAGAAGAACTCAAATATATCTATCGTATGGAGATTGGCAAAAAAGGAGCACCACACATACATATCCTCATTAACCGGGGAAAACAACTAAATACTATGGATATCCTCGGACAGGCATGGAAACCGGGACGTTTTAATGTAACACCCTATGAAGGTGAATACAGAGTGGATGATCTTGCAAAGTATATAACAAAACTACCGGAGGAAGAGGAGAGACAGCTTAGCTTCTTTCCTGAAGATGACCGCAAGAGCCTTGTAAGATTTCAGTCATCAAGAAATCTTATCAAACCACAGCCGGTCATAAAGGAATATAAGCGCAGAACGCTTAGAAGCCTTGTAATTGAAGGACCAAAACCGACAAGAGGGTATGCCATAGACAAAAACAGCATAAATACCGGGACTAACCCCTACACTGGGATGAGCTGGTACCGGTATACCGAGATACGAAGTGAGAGAATGAATATATGAAAGACGTAAATATATACCTTGGAAATGGAATAAAAGGACCGCAGGCAAGAGACGGGTATGTAATATACATTCTTGAATACATAACTGCAAAAGGTCCGGTTACAAGGACAGAAGTGATAGAAGTAGAGAAAATATCATGCCACCGGGCAGAGCTTTTTGTACTATCAAAAGCCTTGGAAAGACTTAAAGAAAAATGCAATTTGGATATATACACGGAATCTTCGTATCTGACAATGGGATTTCCTGATTGGGTTGAAAAATGGACAGAAAACGGGTGGAGAAATTCACACGGAACAGAAGTTAAGAACCGTGACCTCTGGCAACAGCTTACAGAGTTGCTGACAGAAAACAAGTATGAATTTCACATAAAAGAAACGCACTCGTATAGTGCATGGATTCAGTCAGAACTTGAAAGGAGAAAAAAAAATGTTTGAAAAATTCGGAGAATTCGACAGCTCAGAAGAACTGAATAAGGCAGCAGAAGGGCTGCTTAAGGAAGGAGATATAGAATCACTTAAGATTCTTGCAGCAGAAAACGGAATAGATAAAGATGATGTTGAAGATTATGAAATAGGATTGATTGACAGTCTGACAACGCCATTGACAGCTGCATACGGTAAGTTGGATATAGAAACAGCGCAACTCAATATAACAGAGATAATGGAAGACTGGATGCAGTACATCAGGCTCCAATGCCTTAATGATAGCAAAATGGCATCAGAAGTCAGAAAAAAGGGAAAAACACTAAAAGGCTGTATTGCTGCCTTGATTAAGTGGTCATTTGGACACCAGTACGAAATCCCGGCGGATATTATCAAAGCAAGCGGAATATCAGCAGGCAGGGTAACGTTAGGAATACCGGGAGCAGGAACGGCACACAGGCTGATTAAAGAATATTACCTTGGAAAGTAGGCGGTATTATGCAGAGAAAAGCTATTGAAAAAATACAGTATCTTAAAGCACATACCGTACAGGGTGCCGGTTTAAAGTATGTAACGGCAGCAGATATAAAACAGGTCAATAACACGGATGTACTTATTCTTGAAATATACAAGAACCATAAGAATATGATTGGTATACCGGTAGTAAGGATATGTTTGACAAAGGATGATTATGAAAACTACTATCCGGCGGATGACAGATGGTCTAAGAAAAAAATTGCAACAGATTGCTGCTACAATACAGAAATCTTTGGAAAATATAGTACAATACGGACCTTCAAGTCTGAAGTTCACTTCAGTGATGAGACAAAAAAGAAAATAAATGGTTTTCTGAAATGCAAAAGAGAGGACAGGCATGTAATATACGCCATTAACGAAGCAGAAGAGAATATTGAGAGAAAAAAAGAGGATAGAAAAGTCGATAATGCAGAGAAGAAAATAAAAGACTTGCTTAAACTGGCTCCTGAACATAGCAAAACATTTTACGAATGGGCCAAGGGACTTCTTCCTGATAATTATATGTATTATCTTCGCAAAGGAAATACGGCATTTCTTACCTGCACACATTGCGGCAGCAGGGAAAAATATTACACGGGTCTGCCCGTAACAATAGAAGATTATGCAAAAACATATATAGATGTTCCAAAGCCGGGCAACAAGTGTGTTTGCAGGTTTTGTAATGCACCTGCTGAATATAAGCAGGAAGGGCATTACAAAGGACCATGGGAAAAAAATATATACGCATATGACATTCAGAACAGTGAAGGTAAGGCGGTAATCACTCTTATGAATGTGAAAAAGATATATGAAAATGGCGAAGCCGAGAAATATGAATTCAAGGAACTTGTAAAAGCTGTGTATTCTGCCGGCAGAAGGACATCAGATAAAGCCTATAAGTCCGGCAACAAGTGGGTTAGTCGGAATGGGAAAATTGGTTGGGATGGATGCTGGAACTATGATCATATAGATTTGGCTGATGTAGAGTTTAAACAGGTATATGGGTTTGGAAAACTCAAAGACACACCAATCAGGTATTGTGGAATGGAAGAATTCTTAAAAAAGAGAATGAAAATAAGCCCTATCAGATATGCAGACGCATATTTAAAGTCACCTGAACTGGAAATGCTGTCAAAACTTGGACTTACATATATTGCTGATTCGACAATCTGCAGAGGAAAACAGATAGCAGATGGGAAAAAGCCGTATATGATGCTTGGAATATATCCAGAGAGACTTAATATGCTCATTAAGGCAAAAGGTGCAGAAAACTTATGGGATGTTCTCAAAATGGAGAAATCAACTAATGAACATTTTGACAATGAGCTTATAGATAAGCTGAGAAAAAACACACGAGACATTGGAAATATAAAGACATGTCTTAAATATATGACATATAAGAAGTTCTCAAACTATATGGATAAGCACAAGTGGAATATCATTACTTATTCGGATTATCTGGCTATGAAAGACAGGGCAGGATATAACATGAAAGACAGTATTACTCTGTTTCCTAAAGATTTGGAACGTGCACACACAGAGATAACTCTGGAAATAGAGCGGAAAAAGTCAGAACAACGGCAGAAGGAAATGAATGAAAAATATACTAAGATAGCAAAAGATTTTAAGCAGTTAAATTCCATTTATGGATATAAGACTGAAAAATTTATCATACGTCCTGCTAAAACCGCCGGAGAGATTGTGGTTGAAGGAACAACCCTTCATCATTGCGTAGGCAGCAGTAATGTGTATATGGAGAATCACAATAATGGCAAAAGATATATTATGTTTCTCAGAAAAATATCAGAACCGGATATACCATACTGTACAGTTGAGTTGGCGGAAGATTTTAAAGTGATACAAAGACATCAGGCATATGATGAAACTCCGGATGCGGAAGAAATAGATAAATTTCTGAAAGAATATGTAAAAGCAAAAACTTTGAAACAGGCAATATAGGAGGCAGATATGGAAGCACTTACAACATACAAGACATTCAAACAGAATCTCGATAATGAGCTTAACAGGGCAGCAGAAGGTTTTGTTAAGATTGGTTATCTTCTTAAGCTTGCAAGGGATAATCCTCACATCCTCGCCGGCAGTGGATATACGAATATCAATGAAATGGCAAATAAGGAGTATGGAATTGATAAAACAATAGTGTCAAGATGGATAAGCATTAATGATGAGTTTTCAGAAGGTGGTTATTCAGACCGGCTTAAGAGTGAATACCAGGGATATGGATATTCCAAGCTGGCGGTTATGCTTAATATTCCTGAGACAATCAGGGAGGAATTGTCCCCTGCCTTTACAAAGAGCGAAATACAGACAATTAAAGATGAAATTGACGAAGAAAGCCATATTGCCCCTATGGAGGTATATCTTGAAGGACAGGCAGCAGAACAGGAAAAGATAGAAGATAATCTTGGAAAGGTTCTGCATCAGCTTATGTATGAACAGCCGGATAAATATGTTATGGCATTCAGTTCAAAGAATGAGAAGGACTTACAGGATATATTCGCACCTGCGACAGAAGCTATCTATACTGTTAGAGTGCAGGGAGTCGGCAGATTTTTACTAAGCATGAAACCGGAAAAGGTATCACTTGTTAATATCCGTAACACAGATGACAAGGAAATGTACGAATGGACAGAGTTCGCAGAACGTATAAAACGGTTATTTGATTATGCACTACAACCAAGAGAATCGTGGGAAAAAACTTACAATATGCCATTCCCGGAAAAAGAAGAACCGGAAAAAGAACAGGAACAGACTAAAAAGCAGGAAGTTGCACCGGTGCAACATAAAGAAGCCCCGGTAAAACAGGTAAAAAAGCCGGAGAAGAAAGTAGTTCCGGCCAAAAAGAAGAAGATTGAAACACCTAAGGAAGATAATGAAGATGATAATACAATACGAGGATATAAAGCGGCAATAACATCATCACTCAAAAAAATGTCTTCTGTATGGGAATCAGATAAAACAGACACGGATAAAGTAAAAATACTGCTTGAAGAGACAGACAAGCTTGTATTCAGACTTAAGGGAATAGCCGGAGGTGAAAGAAATGGATGACAGGATTGAGAAAAATAAAGAACTTGTAGATAAAATGGAAGCGTATGCGGAAAATGAGCTTACTAAGATAACAGAGATGTGGAAATCTAAAGAAAGACAGGACAATCTTATATCATTGTGGCTTAAAGCTTCAGAACTGGCACACGCATACAAAACAATATATGACGCAAAGAAGGAAATGGAAGCGGTATGAAATCAGTATTTCAGAGAAGAAAGATATGCTATGTGTGCGGAGCAGTAAAAGGAATACATGAGCATCATATCTTTGAAGGAACAGCAAACAGGCGTAAATCGGAACAATATGGCTTGAAAATATACCTTTGTGGACCACATCACAATTTAAGTTCACAGGGAATACATTTTGATAAAGAGCTTGATAACTCTGTAAAGCAGTTGGCACAGAGGTATTTTGAAGAGCATTACGGCAGCAGGGATTATTTTATAAAAGAATTTGGAAAATCAGTATTGTAGGAGAATAATATGATAGCAGATGAAGTGAAGAGAGACAAGTCAAACGGATTTCCAGTAGAGGAAACTACAGGATGCTGTAAATTCTGTAAACAGCTCATTAATATACATATACAGGACTATAGAACAGAAATGGACAGAGAAGAACTGGCAACAGAATTATGCAGCTGTCAGCAGGCATTAAATTACACAAGAATGAAAAAGAACAATGAAAGAGTTAATGAAGCTCTTGAGAATCTTGTTGGGAATGAAGGCGAAATGGGGGAGCATATAGAAGCTGTTGCCAAGGATGTAATGAATGGTAAGATTTTAAAGGCAAAACTTGAACTTCCGCCAAGAATACGAGATGAACCGAAAGAAGTGTTAAATATAAGCACCACCAAAGACGGAAGCCTTAAAATCAATATATCAAAGAAATATACTAATGAAATTGAAATCTGATAAGCCGCAGAAAGAAGGGAGGTGGCAGCAGGGTTAATGATAACAACAGAAGAGCAGGTTGACACGTTGAGAGAAGCTATTGTGATGCAGGCAGTACAGGACCTTAAAAATGCGTACATGTGCATTGAAGAGATTGGAAAGAAAGAAGACAAGCTTCGTGCAGACCTAAGCAAAATGAATACAGACTCGAAAGCTGCCAAGGCTAAATATAACAAAACATATACACTCATCAGAAAGCTTGAAACAAGCCGAAAAGAAATTACACTTTGTGAAATGTTCTTCAGAGGAGATTGGTTTAAGAAGCTGTTTACATTAGCGGATGGGGATATGGTTATAGAGAGGTGTAGGGAACTGGCAGCAGAAGAAAGAAGAATTAAGAGAAAAAAATGACATAGAGCAGGCGTTTGTCTGCTCTTTTTGATTGTTACGCAATGCCCGGTGTGTTTTAATAAAAACAAAAGGAGTGATGACAAGGGCAAGACCGAAAAAATTAATAACTAAATCGACATTTGAGAAGCTATGTGAGCTCCAATGTACACAGTCAGAAATATGTGCAGTATTGGACGTTTCAGACAAAACATTGAACGCATGGTGTAAAGCAGAGTATAATATGAGTTTCTCCGAAGTTTTTCGTATAAAGAGAGAAAAAGGAAAAACAAGTTTAAGACGTGCACAGTGGGCACTTGCCAAGAAAGACTCACGAATGGCAATTTTCTTAGGAAAACAGTATCTTGAACAGAAAGATAAACCTGAGGCAGAATCAGCAGTCGAGAGCGTGTTAAAGAACATTGAGACGCTTGCAGAAGCAGTAATGAAAACCGCTCCAAACAGAAATATAGAGGATTTGGAGTGATGAATCAGGAATATACCGGCACCATTATCGGAGAGACAATTTGATTATTTTTGTAAAGCGTTAAACTCATGGTTTTCTGTTGCGGAAGGTGGTAAGAGAGGCGGTAAAAACGTTCTTTCAACCCTTATATTCTGCAGTATGCTTGAACACCATAAGAATAAAATACATCTTATTGCAGGAGTTTCAATGGCAACCGCCAAGCTTAATATACTTGACTGCGACGGTTACGGCCTTCTTAACTACTTTGAAGGAAGATATCGTGAAGGCAAGTATAAAGACCGAGACTGTGTATATGTCAAGACCAAGACTGGAGAAAAGATAGTATTAATCTCCGGAGGAGGAAAAGACGGAGATGAGAAACTGATTAAAGGAAATACCTACGGAATGGCATATGTGACAGAAGCAAACGAATGTCATCCTAAGTTCCTGAAAGAAGTGTTTGACAGAACATTAAGCTCATCAGACAGAAAAGTATTTCATGATCTTAATCCCAAAGAACCGGAGCATTGGTATTACACAGATATCTTAGCTTACCATGAAAAAATGCAGGCAGCAGATAAGTCTTATGGTTACAATTACGGCCATTTTACTATTGTCGACAATATGGCGCTATCATCCGAACACATAAGGAAAGTGTTAAAAACCTATCAGAAAGGTACGGTCTGGTATGACAGGGATATAAAAGGCCTGAGAAGTGTTGCAGAAGGTCTTATATTCCGTTATTACGCAGAAAATGAAGAACAATATCTGTATGACGAAAAAGGGCAGCAGCAGTTCAGCAAGATAGTAATGGGTGTGGATTTTGGTGGAGACGGGTCACAGACAACGTTCTTCCTGACAGGCTACATAAACGGATATAAGGAATTCCGTGGACTTGAAGAAGATGCCTGTCCTTTAGGCGATAATATAGATTCAAAGACAATATGTGACACCTTTATAAGATTCTACAAGAGCTGCAAAGAACGGTATGGGAGAATTGATTGGGTATTTCCTGATTGTGCATCTCCTACGCTCATTAATTCATTGAGAAGTGCAGCTAAAGAAAATGGGCTCACAACGGCTAGAATAGCGGGTTGCAGAAAAAATAAAGTTGAAGACAGACCGAGAACAATAGACTATCTGCTGACATGTGGCAGACTTAAAATAAACAGGAGCTGTGTAAACACAAGAAAGGCATTAAGAAATCTTCGGTGGGATGAAGATAAACCGGGAATACCGGAGGATAAGAATATAGGCAACATCAATGACAGATGGGATGCGTTTTGTTATACATTTCTGAATTTCATAGAATATATTGATTTAGCAAGATAGATAAGGAGAATTTTAACAGGGACAAGATAATAAGTGAATTTTTAGCAAACAAAGGATACAGGGTCAGGAATAATGCAGACTCAATAATCAAAGCATGTGAGGACTGGTATAACAACGAGAGCATATCAGAATTTCACAGCCGTGTGACCGTTAATGGCGTTAAATATGAGCTTAACAGGCTCAATATGGCGAAGCGTTGTTGCAGTGATGATGCAAATCTATGTGAGATAACAGAGATAACTCTTGAAAATGAAGAGGAAAACAAAGCAATCAACAAAATACTTGAAGCTAACAGGTGGAATACAATGATTCGCCGGCAGATAGAGAAAACCTCCGCACTGGGAACGGAAGCGGTGTACATTTCAATCGAAAATGCGAATGTAACACAGGATGGAGAGGTACATGGTGGAAATGTTAAATTAAACTATGTATCGGCGACACAGTATGTACCGCTGACGGTTGTGAATGACGAAGTAACAGAAGCTGCCTTTTGCAGTAAAGAGATGAAAGACAGCGAATATAAGTACACACTTGTAATCTTCACAAGGGATGACAACGGCATATATAACGCAGACAGTTATGTCCTTAATGAGAATGGAATGGAGATTGATAGCAGCTCTATAACGCTTGGAGACATTAAACCATTTGCAGTCTATAGAACAGCAGAAGTTAATAATCTCAAACAGATGGGAGAAGGCTACGGACTGCCAAAGATATGGAACAGTATATCTGCTTTTAAAGGAATCGACCTCGCTTATAATATTCTTTTCTCCGACCTCGATAAAGGTGAGAAGATAATACTTGTTAATGACCTGCTGTGCAAATATGACTCCAGTCATAACATCACACAGTCAATCGAAAATAAGAAGCTGTTCGTACTGACAGGGGAGAAGCTTCCGGAGCAGGAGAATATGATACATGAGTATAATCCAGAGATACGAATAAAAGACGTAAGAGATACGTTTGAGTTTCTTCTGTCGCTGTTAAGCCTGAATTTCGGTTATGGCTCTAAGAAGTATACTTTTGAAAATTCCCAGATCCAGACAGCAACCGAGTATATCGGAAGCAAACAGGATGAGATGCAGGCACTTAACCGTCAGAGATACCAGACAAGCGAATATATCAAAACAATAGTCAAAGCAATAGAATGGTTTGAAAACCGTTTTAACAATGCAGAATATGACTTGAATCAGGAAATAAAGATAGACTATGATGACAGTCTGATTATTGACAAGGAGACTATCTTAGAACGTAAGAGGAACGATGCCGTGACATTTGACATTCCGCAGCTTACAATATGGTATCTGATGGACGCATACAATCTTACAGAAGAGGAAGCAACGAGGATATATAGAGAAAAAGATACACCGGAAGATGAAACAGATGAAGATGAATAATTGCACCGGTGCAACAGGAGGTATGACTAAGGCTAAGTAATGACCAGTTAGACGTAATAGGCGGAGCATTGTCTCCGCTTTTCCAGTATTTGGAGCAGGAAGTAATATCGGATATAGCAAGAAGAATAGCAAAGACAATGAAGTATACAAGAACAGCCGAGAATATGGCTGTATCAATGTATCGAAAAGGCTATAGTCCGGCGTACATCAGAAAAGAAGCAATGAAAAAGCTTAATGCGGATAAGGATTTCCGAAAAGAAGTAGCGAAGAATACTGTCGAATATAAGAAAGAAATATCAAAGCTAATACAGAAGATAGAGAATGATGCCTATAAGGCAGGAGATAAGATATTAGCGGCAGCAGGAGACATGGCATGGTATGACGACCTTGCAGTCTGGAAACAGGCAGGGAAGTTATTAACCACGTCAGCAAGCACTCTAAGTATGCTTGTAGACGGCATAAAAAAACAGACAAAGGGTGAGATGAAGAACCTCACCAGGTCATTAGGATTTAAGACTCAAAGCGGATATGCAGCAATTGGCAATGCTTATCGGAATGAGCTTGACAAAGCAATGATAAAGCTTATGTCAGGGACTTTTTCGCAGGAACAGGTAATCAATGACACAGTACGCAGCCTTGCAAGAAGCGGAATAAAGACAGTTGCATACGGAAACAGAGCTGATAATCTTGACGTTGCAGTATCAAGAGCTTTGAGAACCGGTGCACATCAGATAGCAGGAGAGATACAGAATAACAGTATAAACGAGATGGGCGAAAACCTTGTATATGTACAGGAACACGCAGGTGCAAGAAACACAGGTGTAGGAGTTGCCAATCATGAAGAATGGCAGGGCAAGGTGTACTATATTAAGCCGGGAGAAGACTATAGTGAAGAGGCTAAACGAATAGGGCAGCAGAACATAGAAGACCTCTGGGAGTGTACAGGTTACAGCGTAGACAATATGCACATAAACGATCCGGCGGGATTGTTTGGCTATAACTGCCGACACTTGTATAACGTATGGTTTGAAGGAATATCTTCATTGCCGGCCAAACAGCCTGTTAAGCCACCGGTGGTATGGAATGGTAAGGTACTTGATTTTTACGCACAGACACAGGAAGCGAGAAAACAGGAAAGAAATATAAGAGCGTTAAAAAGGGAAAGAGACGCATTAGAGCGAACAGGACAGGATACTACAGAGATAAAAAAGAAATTGTCTGAGGCAGGAAGAAAGTATAAGCAGTTCTGCAAAGTATGTAAGTTCCCCCCGAACACAACCCGTACCAGGTATGAATCAGGAACGGCAGACCTGACTAAGACCAAGGCGTATAGGGAATATAATGATACTTGTAATAAAATCAGGGAAAGTAGGAAAGAGGTTGATAAAGAAAAACAAATTGATTATAATGAAATAAAAAATTATAGAAATTATGAAAAATCAATCAATGTAGGTGAATTAACACCCCTAGCTGATTTTGAACTTTACAAGAAAATAAGTAATGAGATAGATGAGAAGATAGTAGGCATTACTGCTTCTAATGGGATTAAAATAAAAAATAAGTCAAACCACTTCATATCAAGAGTTATAGGCTCAGTTGAACAGAAGAGAAATGGTGTAGAAATAGAGAAAATAATAGATACATTAAGAGAACCAGATGAAATTACCAATGTAGAAGTTAGAGCCAGTGGGTCTACACAAAGATTTAAAAAATATGGAATGGCAGCAGTATCTGTTAATCCTGAAACTGGAAATTTAATACAGGTTAATCCAATAAAGGAGAGGTGGGAAAATGATAGTAACTGAAGAACAAAAAAAAGAGATAAAAAAATACGGTGTGGATATTGATGAACTCATAAAAGCCGGGGATGTTAATGAAGTTTTGTTTGCAATAGATGATGTTATTCTTAATCTAATGGATGAAGATGGAGAACTGGATAAAGAAGGCGTTAAGCTTCAGTTAATATACGACCAGATATATAATGCTAATTAGGACGGTATTGTTAATTTAGACACATAAATATAAAAGACTGATATTCAGCTTAAAAGGCTTTTATTAGTCTTTTTTTGTTAGAAAAAAATCTGATTGTTACGCAATGCCCGGTGTGTTTTAATATGAATAAGCAAAACATATTATGCAGGTTGGAGTAAAGGAAACTCGACGGTCTCCTAAGCCGTAAATGTGGGGTCGATTCCCGCACCTGCTACTATCCCGTACTGAGGACAGCTCAGTATAATAAAGTGTAAGGAGAAACAATATGAAAAACATTGAGACAATACTGAGTGAAACCGGTGTGACTACAACACCCGAACAGCTTACAGCAATCAATGAAGCCATGGCGGCAAATTATAAACCGGTGGCCGACTATGACAAACAGGCACTTAAGCTGAAGACAGCAGAGGAAAGTGTAAAGACATTGACAGAAAGCCTTGATAAGTTCAAAGAGGTTAATCCGGATGAACTTAATACTCAGATTGAGACTCTGAAAAATAGTCAGGCGACTATGCAGAAAGAGTATGAGGCAAAGCTTTCTGATATGACTTTTAACAGTTTGCTTGATACTGCAATAACAGCTGCAAAAGGTAAAGATGCAGCACTCATTAAGAGAAATCTTGATATTGAGACTTTGAAAGCAAGCAAGAATCAGAAAGAGGACATTAAGAAAGCACTTGATGACCTTGCGAAAAATGAAATGTTAAAGGGACTTTTCAATGTTTCAGAGCCAGCAACAAGAGTGACATTCCCTGCGAGAATCAGCTCACAACCAGTAACTAAGAATTACCTGGATGAACAGTACAAAGGCAATCCGTACTATCATCCAAACTAAAGGAGGACAAATAAAGGTCAGTATTATATGGATCATTACATGTAGATGAGAGATACAGTGGTATACTCGAACCAAACTTATATCACAACAGCGTATTTGCAGATGGAGTTTCATTTACTTCAAAATACGAAGAGGGACCGGCAGGAGGTATTTTCGTAAGAAAACTTGGAACAACTCCTGTAGAAGTGGGAACACCGGGCAGAGACTTCACAGATGAGAACAGTTCAGATACTCTCATCCCTATCGTATTAAATAACAACTATATGAAGTCTAAGAAGGTATATGGAGTGCAGGCGGCAGCAGTCAATACTAAGCTTGCCAATGAGAGCCTTTCCATTGCCACACAGGAATGTGGAGAGGGTTGGAACCAGTCAGGTATAGCATGTCTCATCACTGAAGGAACAGAAAGTGCTGATACATCAGCAATCAGCAAAGCAAACGTAAAGAGTAAGATTATAGCTGCAAGAAAAGAGATTGTGACAGCAAAGGGTAAAGCGGATGTGGTTATCTGCTCACCGGAGTTTTTTGCAACAATCCTCGAAGCTGCCGGTTCAGAGTATACTCCTGAACTGAATAACTATATGAACGCAACCGGACAGGTTGGTACCTGGTTAGGATTTAAGTTTATCGAAGCTTCCGGTCTTGCAGAAGGAGTAACAGCTCCTTCGTACTACGATTATAGCGGTACAAAGAAGACTGTTGAAATAGCAGACCTCGGAAAAGTAGACTTTATTATGTATAACCATGAAGCTTTTTCAATCGTAACCAACTTTGAATCAGCGAGAATTGTTGATTCCGAAAACTTCAGCGGTACAAAGGCACAGATTGAAATTAACTCAGGCTTCAGGGTAACGTCAGAAAAACAGGTGCTTGTAAGAAAGCACACCGCCTAAGAAGGAGTAATTTATGTATATTACATGGGAACAGTATAGTAAGATGTATGACGATATAACCGAAGCAGAGTTTCCGGCAATGGAAAAGAAAGCAGAGGTAAAACTTGATTCAATTACACACCTGCAGGTACGTCGTTTCCTTGACGCATACATAGAGGACAATGCAACGTTATATGAAAAGCAGTGTGCAGAACAGATAACGTTGACAATGGCTGAGCTTATTCACAGGCTTAATAGTTTTGAGGCTGTGAATATGGGTGTCAGCTCTGTATCTAACGAAGGTTATAGCGTAAGTTACGCTGCAACAGATAACAAGTCGGTTAATAGTGAGATAAGGTCAATAATCTATGAAGGACTTGCAGGAACAGGATTACAGGGGGTGCAGTAATGTTTACGGACAAAATGACAGTATATAACCATTACAACAACGGTTATAACCGCCACGTTGTAGAACATATAATGTGGCGGCATGTAAGAGAACAGACTGTTGTAGCCAACAACGTAATAAGTAAAGAAAACTCTGAGCATATTACTATAGACTGTTCAAAAGTCCGTGACTATGTTCCTCCAACTTCTTACGAAGGAGAAGGTTTTACACTCAACCCGGCAGCTAAAGATATAGTTGTGGAAGGAATTGTTGATGATGAGATAACGAAAGATTTTACGGTCAGTATGCTTCTTAAGAAGTATGCCGGCAGCAGTGGAATAGTAACATCAGTAACAGATTCAAGAAAAAGGCTGTTGCCTATAATCAAGGTGGTGGCTAAATAGGGCCAACTTTAAAGTTAAATTTAGTTTTGATACAAAACAGTGTATCAGGCGTTTAGGTCTTAATAAAGGTGGTGCGGTGCAGAAGATAATTGACAGTGAAGTCATTAATCTGTCTGACCCGTATGTTCCTCTTGATGAAGCAGGAATGTATGCACAGCCGGGAAGATTAAGAGATAGTGTGTATTATTCTACAGTGATAGGAAGCGGTGAGGTTGTATATGATACCCCATACGCAAAGTATCATTACTATAACCCACAACAGAACTTTCAGGGAGCACCAATGCGAGGTGCTTTCTGGGTAGACAGGGCAATGCAGGATGGAGGAATGGATAAGCTGACATCCTCGATTGAAAATTACATCAAAAGGAATGGTGGAAAAGGTGGTTAATGTCGGACAGGCAATAATAGACTGGCTCAAGACATATGTTCCGGAGACTATCACAACAGATAGTCTGAACCCCGAAGCGGTTTCTTACGGTTTATATAAAACACCCACACAGCAGGTCAAGAAAGATATATTAGGCAATGCAAGGTACAGCGATTATTATACGTTCATGGTGCGTCTTGACACGATAACAGATGATAATATGATTAGCAATCAGGACTATCTGCAAGGCTTGTGTGACTGGATAGAAGACCGGGACAGGGAAAATAATTATCCTGATTTAAAGGGATATACATGTACCGGAATCAGCGTAAGTACACCGTTCTATGTTGGTGTTACTGATGAACATACAGCAGTCTATAACATGACAATTAAAATCAATTACAGGAAGGTGATATAAGGAAAAGAGCAGCAGGCGAACAGATTGAAGGAAAGTGGAAGGCAGTATTTATAGATGCTTCCTTTAACAGTGGTTCTCCGACGTATGTAAGACTTGGTAAGGACCTTGAGGAGTATTCAAAAGATCTGAATCCGGATATTGAGACAAAGAAAAATATCTTGGGAGAGACAAGCGTACACCACAAAGGATATGAGCCACAGTCAAGTGTAGATACTTACTACGCATACGAAGGTGATGCGTTATATGAACATCTTGACGAAGTAGCTAACACATACAGCAGAGGTTCAAGCTGTGACACAACTATTGTTGAGGTACTCTTAGACAATGACGGAACAGTTGTAAATGCTTACCGTGAAAATGTCAAAGTAATACCTTCGGCACAGAAAGTAGACACGGAAGGCTATAATATACCGTTCAATATCTACTACGACGGCGGCCGTGTTGCCGGCACTTGGGATAACAATACCAAAACATTTAAAGAAGCAACAGAGTAAATACGGGACGGTTTATTAACCGTCCTATTTTTGTAAAGGAGAAAACACATGGAAAGAATATCAATAGATAATGGTTTAAAAAGTTTTGAAATAGCAGACAATGAAGGAAATGTGAGAGGTGTAATAAGCTTTAATCCGTCCGATTTTGGCTTTATTGAGCGTGCGAAGAAGGTACAGCAGGATATTATCAAATATGCCGATACAATCCCGGAGGATGCGTCAGAAGAGACCCTTGTAAAGATAGATAAGACAGTCAGGGATAAGATAGATGAACTCTTTAGCAGCAATGTATCGGAAGTCATATTCGGGAATGTTAATTGTGTATCCTTTAGTGGAGGAAAACCACTTTTCAGAAAAGCACTTGAAACGTTGATTCCTATTGTGTCAAAGACAATAGTGGAAGAAATGAAGAAAAGCGAAGATCATATAAACAAGTACACGAAAGGCATTATTAAATGATAGGTGAGCTTCCTGACACAATAACATGTGACAACAGACAATATTCTATTCGCACAGACTTCCGTATCGCATTACGCATCATGGTAGCATTTCAGGACCCGGAGCTTAAGCCGTATGAAAAATGGATGATAATGCTTAAGCTTCTGGTAATAGATTTTGATGAAATTGTTGATACAGAAACAGCGGTAGATGAATGTATAAAGTTCCTTGATGCAGGAAATACGGAACCGTCACGCAGTCATACAAAGCTATATGACTGGGAGCAGGACGAACAGATGATATTTTCTTCAATAAATAAAAATGCCGGGCATGATGTGAGGAATGACAAAGAAATGCACTGGTGGACGTTTATGGGACTGTTTAATGAAATAGGAGACGGAATGTTTGCACAGGTCATACGGATAAGGCGTAAGCGTGCAAAACATCAGAAACTGGAAAAAGAAGAAATGGAATTTTACAGAGAAAACAGAAACATTATTGATATCAAACGTAAGATGTCGGATGAAGAAAAAGAACAGATGTCACGAATCAATGAAATGTATATGTAAAGGAGAAATGATAAAGGTCAGACGGAAGAGTAGTAATAGACACACAACTTGATACAGACGGAATGACTAAAGGCTTCAAAGAAGTTAATTCTTCCGTAAACACATTAATCAATAACATAGATAAAACATCTACCAAAGTAGCCAGTCTTGAAAGTAAACTTGAAAATCTAAAAAAGGGTACTGTAAAGACAGATGCTTACAAAGAACTTGAAGATTCTGTGAAAAGACAGTCTGCCGAATATGATAAGCAGGTGGAAAAGTATAACGAACTCATCGCTCAACAGACAGAGCTGCAGAATAGTAATCATGCCTATGGAAAAGAATGGGAAGATGTTAATGCTAAGATTGCTGAAGCAGATAACAAGCTGTCAAGGATGGGTGAGAAACTTGACAATGACAAGTATAATTTGCAAGATATGCAGGACTCAGGAAAAGCATTTCAGGTTGACAACGAAGCGGTAAAGGATACATCAGAAAGCCTTAGGGAAGCAAGAAATCAATTAGAACTGTATTCCCAGAAGCTTGATGAACTTGAAGGTAAAGAGAAAAAGAAAGTAAATATTGGAACACAGCTTAAAAATACTTTTTCCGGTGTAAGAAAGTCACTATCTTCAACAGTTAATCCTATGAAGAAATTCAATGACAGGTTTAAAGGTCTTGCTAAGCGAGTTTTTATTTTTGGAATAATAGCTGCAGGTTTAAGAAAAGTAAAAGACAGTTTGCAATCTCTGCTTGGCTCGGATAAAGAAGTAAAAGGCTACATGAACCAGATTAAGGCTAATCTTACGTTAGCATTTGCTCCGCTTTATGATGCTATACTCCCTGCACTAAAAGTAGTATTACAATACGTTGTAAAACTCACAAGTTATCTTGCAGCTTTTGTAAGTAAGTTGTTCGGTGGTGCAGATGCTTCTAAGAAACTTGCATCCAATATGGCATCCACAGCCACAAGTGCAAATAAAGTACAAAAGGCTCTTGCAAGCATAGACGAAATAAATGCAATAGACATAGAAACCGGAGACACAGGTGTTACAGATGCAATAAATAACTGGCAGATGAACAGCAATGGTTTTATTGATAACATGGCAGCAGCAATAAAAGACGGAGACTGGAGAGCGATTGCATTAAGCATGAGTGACCTCATCAGCACCGCCCTCTCAAATATAAACAGTTTTCTCAAAAAGGTAGACTGGAAAAAGTTAGGAAAAAATATTGGTGCTTTTATATCAGGTATCAAGTGGGGTGAGATAGCCATTAATATGTTAGAACTTGCCCGGACTATTATAAGTGCACTGATAGATGCGTTTTCAGGATTTGCTGAGGAAGCTCCGCTCGCCGCACTTGCATTAGCTATTGCAGGACCTCTTAAATTACTTAAGTTTGATTCTAAGTCAAGTGCAATGAAAAGTGTCGGAGGAAGATTCGCAAATACATTAATGGCAGCAATAGGTGCTGCTGTTGGTGGCTTTCAGGCAGGAAAAGGCTTTTGGAAAAAATATATTGGTGAAGATGGTGATGAATGGATAACCGATATGGGATTGATGGACACAATAGATTATTTATTTGAAGATATGGATAGTCTTAAAGAAGGCTTTTCAATGCTTTGGGATGATATGGCGGAAGGTTTTGGAACGTCATGGACAGCGTTTACTGACTGGCTTTCCGGAACATGGGTAGGAGAAGCAGCGTGGAGTGTCAGTAATGCACTGGAGACATTCTGGGACAAGGTTGAGAATGGCTGGAACAGTATAGTACAATCAGAAGTTGTGGATTTAACAGATGGTCTCGGAGATGGTTTTGATCGTGTGGCAAAAGCTAATGAAGCATGGGCAAAACTGCAGGCTTCGCCATTTTGGGACAAAATAAAGTGTGTAATAGAAAAGGCAGCAGGGGTATCTCTTGAAGGTATTGACCTGTCAGATCCTGCAACTATAGGAATAACAAATTCAATTTTGGAAGCAAAAGATTCCGGTGATTGGTCATTAGTTGCTAAAGCGGTAGAAGAATATAATAATAAACTCGCAAATCAATTCGGAACTAATTTTAATAATTATCCGCATAAAAAAGTAATAGGTTCATATCTGGCAAAGGTTGTATCCGATGCGGTTGGAATGGTAAGGGTAGAATCAAAATATAAGTCTTCTACACTCGGTAATCTTGTAAATCTGGGATTGAGTCCTGTCTCCCGTGTTCCTATGCTGGCAAATGGTGCTGTTATTCCACCAAACAGACAATTTTTAGCTATGTTAGGAGACCAGAAACATGGAACTAATATTGAAGCACCGCTTGATACAATTGTTGAAGCGGTAGAAAAAGCCAATGCAGGTCGAAGCGGACAGACAGTGGTAAATGTACAGATAAGTGGACAGACGCTTTTTAAAATATTTCTTGATGAATACAAGAAAGAGACATCAATAACCGATGTAGACCCGATAATCGGAATATAGGAGGAATGACAGAGGGCAACGTGGAGACCACTTTTTAAAATTAATGGAATTTCGGTACCGATACCTGACAATTATGGCCAGACAATAAGTGATTTGTCTACAAGTGAGGCTGGCCGTAATCTGAATGGGAAAATGACAAAGGATGTTATAGCTGTAAAAACAACGATACCATTTGAATGGAGCGAAATGGAATGGAATATAGCGGCAGCTCTTGCTAAGGCTGTGGATGGAAAAACAAGCGTAATGGTATCTTATATGGATGTGCGAAATCCATACAAAATGACAGATAAAGAAGTGTATATAGGTGACAGAAGCTTTGAAGTCGCTGATTTTGACACAGACGGTAAAGTATACTGGTCTGTTAAATTTAATGAAATAGAGGTGTAATATGCTTAATGGTGAAATTAAAGGTGCTGACAGTGCAATAATTAAATGCACATTAGCTGATGATAAAGAAATAATATTTGATGGTGAAAATATAGAAGAAAATGGATTAACAATTACAGGAAGTATAGCCGGAAGTAAGTCGATACAAATAGGGGCAACCGTAATGAAAGTTGCAACACTTAATATAATTGACATAGCTGGCAAGTATAAGAATACAGATTTTCGTAAAGCTGTATTTAACATCTGTCTCTTATACACATCTCCGAGCCCACGAGACAAGAGGCAATCTCG